GTAAAATCTGAGGATCGAGGTTCAATTCCTTGACGACCTTTGGTGTTATCGATTGTTTGAACAAATCAATCTTTTAAACTTTTTATAACCTTTATTAATATGTCTAAGCCATACGTTCCTGATTTCGAATATCAGATCCCTAGTTTCCAATGGCTGATTGATGACTCTTTGAAGAGAGAGCCAGAAGTCGCCCTTGATGTAGAAACGGGAATGGACGTTAATAAAGTTTACCTACCTGAATCCGGATTTGTAGCGGATGGCTCATTAGCTAGCTATATCCTAGCTGTTCAACCTGTTGTTAAGGGTGAGGGTTCTTTTGAACCACCTTTTGACCAGGCGCGCTGGGGTGTGTGCTGCGAACATGCCGCGAGTGCTGCTGAGATTTTTACAGACCGTCATTTGTTACCAACGGCTGAGATTGCTAGGATGTTGTATTTAGACATTCCAGGCAGTTTCATTGATGAATCTGAAGAAGATGATTGGGTCGTTGAAGATACTACTGACGGGTATGGTGAGTATCGGCACTCTGATGAAGACGCTATACAATCGCCGCTTTTCTCCGCGGAGTTAACGCAAGAAATTGCTGAGGAGAAGCCATCACTCTCAATGGATTTAACTGATGAAAATCATGATGAGAGGCAGCTGTCTAGTGGCCCTAGTGAGCTGACACTAGGAGACCGATACGTTGTGACAAATGAAGAGTTTAAAATATTGGATTCTGATTATGGCGTTACTCTTAATTTGTTAAACCCTGTTGAGAATAGGGTTGGGCTTGTAGAAGATACATTGCCTACGTTAGACAGCGACTCTTTTAAGGAGGGCCCGAAATACCTTGAAAGAGTTTCTTTGCCCCGTTTGGAGGCAGCCGGTCATACGATCCTTCCCACTCATGCTTATTTTGATGATAGCTTTTATCAGGCTATAGAAGAGAATAGTGACATGTCTCTTGATTTTAATCGTATCAATTTAAAGCAGAGTGATGTTGACTGGTATAGGGATCCGGATAAATATTTTGAACCACACCTGAATATAGGATCCTTTCAGCGTAGGGTCGGAACTCAAAAGACTGTGTTAACCGCTCTGAAAAAGAGAAATGCCGATGTGCCCGAGATGGGCGATGTTGTTGACATTAAGTCTGTTGCCGCTGACGTTGCCAGAACTTTCTTGAAAACGTTCCTGAATAAGGACGGGAAAGATTGTTTACTGGCTAGTATGGACGTTTTAGCTAAGGGTCTCGATTATCATAATAAATGGAAGACCCACCGGGATTTACAGGGAGTTACATTGTGTACTGAGCAGAATTTGCAGCGCTATCAACACATGATAAAAACTGATATTAAACCTGTCGTGACTGACACCCTGCATATAGAACGGGCCATAGCTGCTACAATTACCTTTCATGGTAAGGGTGTCACTAGCTGTTTCTCACCATTCTTCACGGCGTGTTTTGAGAAGTTCTCCCTGGCGCTGAAGAAGCGCTTTATAGTACCCATAGGGAAAATCTCCTCCCTAGAACTGAAAAATATCGGGCTGAATAATAAGTGGTTTCTTGAAGCCGACCTCAGCAAGTTCGATAAATCTCAAGGTGAATTACATCTTGAATTTCAGAGAGAGATATTGTTGTCGCTGGGGTTTCCTGCCCCGTTAACTAATTGGTGGTCTGATTTTCATCGGTCGTCGTATTTATCGGACCCGCATGCTAAAGTTTCAATGCCAGTTTCCTTTCAGAGACGTACTGGCGATGCCTTCACTTATTTCGGGAATACTCTTGTCACAATGGCTATGATTGCTTATACCGTTGATCTGTCGGAAGCAACTGCCATATTCTCTGGAGATGACTCCCTCATTATTTCTGATAAGAAACTTGAGTTGGATACTGAAGTCTTCTCTTCTCTGTTTAATATGGAAATTAAGGTTATGGACCCTAGTGTTCCTTATATTTGTAGTAAGTTTCTTGTTGAAACTGAAAATGGGAACCTGGTGTCTATTCCTGATCCTTTGAGAGAATTACAGAGGATGGCTAAGAGGAAAATTTTAAAAGATAAAGAAATGCTTAAAGCGCACTTTACGTCATTTTGTGATCGTATGAAATTTATAGAGCATATTAATGAGAAATCAATAGAGATGCTCTGTAAGTTTGTTTCTTTGAAATATAAGAAATCTATAGATTATGACGTTAGAGTTGCCTTAGCAGCATTTAGTTATTATTCCGAAAATTTCTTAAGGTTTTCTGAATGTTATGTCACAGAAGGCAGTAATGTCTTTTTGAAGAAAGACCCTATAAGAAATGTTTTAGGTGAGGAAGAACCCGACTATCATGATAAAGATTCGTCTTGGTTTAGAGATTGGCGTAATACTAGTTTCAAACCGTCTCGATTATTGAATAAACTGGGTCTTTATTCTGTTGAAGATCCGTTGAAAAATGTTAAGTCTGATAGAAGGGTTATGGAAAAATGCATGAATACTTCCCTCAAATTGGCCTATGATAATCGGTCGTTACAGCGCATGAGGTTGAAGTTGGATTATTTAAAAGACGGGATTGGTGATATTAATTCCGTTGAGGTGTTGAAAAACACCTTTGTGGGCAGGACTTAAGCCGTGAGGCTTTAAATCTGAAGTCGGAGGACTTTAATCTTAAGATTAGTCATCTTTAATAGACTGGTTAGAACTATTTCCTTAAATAGTAGAGTCATTGGTCTAAGCAATGGGTTTTAATCGATCCCATAATCGATAGTCGTGATTTTCACGCAGAGATCTTACAAGATTTCTAGGCGCCTTTGAGGATTCTCCTTGTCCTCTTCGGAAGGAACTTTGTTCCGTGCAGTTTACTACATAGTAGTATTTTGACTGCGGGTGTCGTTGATCACTTTCGTGATCAATTGGTTTCAAAGGAGACCA